TATCTAGTCTAGAAATATCCTTCATAGTATATCTTTTATTGTCTTGCATTACTGGAGTAACGTCAGCTAATGTAAAGACATAAGGCTTAAGTCTAAGTTGATACAACGTAAGACCATCATCTAAATCCGCGGGTGGCTGTGGGTATTCTGAAGCAACACCACTAATAATTTCAAAGGACCCGTCTCGTTTAATTGCTAATTTATCAATTCTTGGCAAGTAATAATTTATGTTACTAACAAAAGAATGTCCAACCTTTGCCGCTCCAGTAGCAGTGGCAGCAACTATGCCTGTACCTGCAGCATCTTTACTAGATCTAAAGTCTATACAATCTCTTAATTGTATATTTCCGTTTACACTAGAAAAAGATGGAATAATTCCATAATCAGTACCTGGATAAGAATCAACTGAGAAATAATCTCCACCAGCGTCGTGTTCATAATTTTCAAATGTTATAGTCATTACGCCTGCAGGCAATGGTGATGTTCCAGCCTGTTTAATAATTTTTCCGTTATCATAGAAGTTTTCTCTTTGTCCATTATCAAGAGTAAATATATCTTTATAATCGGTAGAACCTGTGGAAGCACAAGTAACAGATCTTATTTTTATAATATCTGTCGCGCCTAAACTCCAAGACGCTGTATTACCATCTCCAGATTGACCAAGAGCTGTAATAGTATATGCTTTTGTAACTGGATTATGAGCAATAGTTTTACCTTTTCTAGCAACTGTTTTAACAACAGTAAATAAAACTGTACATACAACATCATCTGTAAGACCTATACTGGAACTATTGTATGTAACTGAATTAGTTCCATTTCCACCACTAGTTCTATATCCATCTACACCAGTTTTAATAGCGCTACCAGTTTGCCAAATCTGAACATCGTTAAGATCTTGAAAATTTCCTGCGCCTCCGGTATTAATAGTTAATGCGCCACCAGTCGGAGTAAAAGAAGCTGATCTTTTAATATAATAACTAGTTGCGTTAGCAAGCTCACCAGGGTTACCACTTGAAGTTCCAAGATCTCTAATAGCGTCAGCCGGTAATTTAAATACAGAAGTATTATTTCCTACTACTAATTTTGGTGTCGTTACTGTTAAAGTACCAGCAAAGCTATTACTACCAGCCACCTTTAAAACATCTGCCGTAATACTCTTAGTTGAATTCATAGTAATATCGAATATATACAGTCTAGTTTCTACTGGATTTGTAAATGTTTCCATGCCTCGTACTCTAGCAGTACCTATTACAGTTCCATCAGCTTCGGTTAAGTTAATAGTAGTAAAATTTATAATATCTGGAATACCAAACACCGTCGCTGGATCTAACTTGAGATAGTTACCTATGTTTATTTGAGTATTAGATTGTTCGATAGCTCCTGTAGAACCTACTCTGGGTTTATCGATATCAATAAAAGTTGTTCCTACTTTTTCATTTCGGTAACCTTGAACATAAGCAGTAGCTGGTTCAATTCCCAATGCTATTTTATCTGCACTACCTCCATTTGCTGCTGTATATTTACCAAAATTACCCGCTTCATTATCTAAGTGTTCTAGTATTTCTAACTCAAAGGGTTTAACTACATAGTCTCCAGACTCATCGTGTGTTCGTTGAGCTAGGCGTATAGATAAAGGTGTATTAATACTTGGGTCAGTTTTATCAAGAGTAATTTGCCCGCCATTTACTGTAAGCAATGTAATAAATTCGTTTGCAGATCTTTTAGTTGTATCAATAGATTGTTTAACTAAAGCAGTAGCAATTTGATATCTATCAGCGCCAGGAGCTGAAAAATTAGGTGTTCCTTGAGCATTATCTAATAAAGTAATATCAGCACCAGATCCAACAAGACCTTCTGTGACTTGAAGTCCAATAATTGCAGAAGGATTATTATCATACTTTCTAAGAATTAACGTAGATGGAGCAACATATACAAAGCATCCAGATATAAAATAAACACCTTCAGATATAGATACAGCAGATCCAAGACCAATAGCATTTGTTATAGTTGAAGCACTGCCACTAACATTAGGTCCACCACCAACCATACCTTTTACAGGCGTAGCTTTATTCGAAAGAAAAACTTCTCCTGTTACAAATTTCTCTACTGTTAAATCGCTTCCACCTGATTTTAAATATTTAATATATAACGTATCAGGATGATTCTCTGCGGCAGTAGTGGCGTCGCCATCGTCATCAACACCAGAAGCTGCGCTAAAAACTTCTAAAACTTCAGCGGATACTTGGTTACCACTATTGCTAGTTCCAGTAATAATAGTACCGGCATTAAAATTAGTTGTTAAGTTTGTAGTATTACCAGAATGAGTACCATTACTAAAAGTAGATTCTAATTTTATATAATCATATGAAACATTAAGAGATACTTCTCCATTTACAACTCTAGAACCATCTTTAAAAGCGTATTGACCATGCCTATCAATCTGTGCTTGTAGCATAGTTTGCATTTGAGTAAGCTCTCTAGCTTGTACTGCATAACCTGGCCGAAATAAAATTCTGTGATAATTTTTAGTTTCGACGTCTGCAACACCCGGCGACGTAGCTCTAAAGTCATCATAATGTGGAGTGCTTGCAAATGTTTTTATATTGGTAGTTGTCATATTTTCTCTCTTTTAACTAATATTTATATTAGAATTCAATAATAATTTTTATGTCTTCTATCTGTGATGCTGTTCTATCAATAGGGTTTCTATTTTCTAAGAATATAATATCACCACTATGAACATCAACTTCAGGATCAATTAAAAATGCAGCTGCAGTAGTCTTAGGTGTTCCTACAGCTCCTGACGTTGCGCCTGATACTCCACCGCCAGTATGAACAAAGTGGCCATAACCAGTTTTAGAATTTTGGCTATAGTAAACGTAACCAGTAGCACTATCTACTTCTGTAATAAAGGCTTGAGCTAGAGTAGCACCAGTTCCTTGAGTAATTAATTCATCAACAACAAGAGTTCCAGCTGTAGACTGGAAGCTAAGAGCTTTAGTTGCTTTAAGCGTAGAATCTGTAGATACAGCATTAGGTGAAGCAAAGTTAACTGGATTTTTAATTAAAGTAATTTGTCTAAAGTCATTTCCAATAGTTAAGTCGCTACCTGCACCACCTGCACCATCTAACAAAGTATTAACAGCAGCAAAAAATCCACCTAGTTCTTTGACAGGATCTGTACCATGGCCATTTTCAGGTGAAAGAACAGCTCGAGCTGTAGCATCAGCACCACCTCCACCACTTATTGTAATATGAGCAACTGAATAATCGGTTCCCTTAGCATTAACCGTAATAGAATCAAGCGATCCTGCAACAATAGTAGCAGTTGCTGTAGCACCAGTACCAGCTCCAGTAATATAAACACTCGGCGTTGATGTATAACCTAATCCCCCCGCAGTAACTTCAATTCTTTCAATACCAGCAGCAGTAGTAGAATCTCTTGAAGCCTTTTGGTTTAAGTACTGAGCATAATCAGCTTCAGATAAAGCGGTCTCAGCATCAGAATCAGTAGAATATGATTCAACATTAATAGTTTTTACAGGCATATAAGATGTTGTAAGGAATTTCTCTGCATCAGCGACGGCCACTGTGTACATGTATTTCCAAATATAACTATCTGATTCTGGCTGTGGAAGTGTTAATGTTTGTGCTGGCTCTTGTGACGACACAGTGCCTGGAGAAAAAATACATTTATATACTTTAAATTCAGAAGTAATAACATAAAACCTTTTATCAAATATATCAGGATCATCAGAATCAAAGGCAATATATGTAGCACCAGTTTGCCATGTGTGTCTTGGTACAACATGAGAAACATCTGAAGCAGCTAATAATTTCATAGCAAACACATTTTCTCGAGCTTCTACTAGAGCATCAACTGTATCGTATGGAGTGAATGGAGTCTGGTCCGTTGTATCAGAAGTTGCAAGAGACCATGCATCTGTTTTACCAATGGCTACATATACACTAGTGGCAGCCGAAGCTATATCTTCTTTGAAATTTTCTGCATTCAAAGTTCTGAATTTAGAAGTTACTATTGCCGTCATTTTCTTTTCCTATTAATTAGTGTGAACGAAAGGATTCACGTTATATTTATTTATATCATTTATAGAAGTACTTTGTAATTCTACACTGCCTAATACTTCTAATGTTTCATTAAAATCATAAAGCATATGATTGAGTAAAATGTTTGTCTTCTGGCTATAATAGTCATTAGACTCTATAGTTCTGTATCCTGCTGGTACTACTGTTACTTCATACCCACCCATAATTTTATCTGATACTGGACTAGTTTCTGTAACTGTCCAGTTTTGGCCAGAAGTAAGAACTCCTTTTTGTAAAAGTTTACCATTATATAATTGTCTACCTCTGACTGATCCGGAACTTTGAACAGGATTTGTAACTTTGGTAAATTGCGGATCAACATTACTATGATTTAATTCTAGTATTCTTGTAAATGACGTAGGCTTAACTCTGTTCTCATTTGCCGCTCTAGAAGCAATAGTTATTTTTGGTATTATAACATATCCAAATCCAGCGTTAACTATAGAAGCTGAAGCTATTTCAGATTTTACTAGTTGAGCACCCGCTGTAGCATTTCCTGTCAGCGCTACAGTTGGAACTTCAGTATAACCCGATCCAGGATTAATTATTTCTATATAAGATACAGAACCGTTTTCAATATATGCTTTTGCTGTAGCTCCTGAACCGTTTCCTCCAGTAATTGAAACAGTTGGTTCTGCTGAATAACCAGATCCACGTTGAAACACTTCAATTTTATCTACGGTCGTAGGTTGTAATATATATTTACCCAATGCTGTAATGTTAGTACCTAAAGGTTGTCCTAAATTATCTACTGAGGTAGGGTCATCAAATTTTATTTCAGGAGGAGTTGAATACTTTTTAGTAGTATCAGGTACAACATTAATACTAGCAATTTTAGATAAATTAGGATTAGCTAATACATTACAAAATGCAGAAGAATAATTAGCGCCTGCAGAAGTTACTGTAGCTCCATTAATCTTACCATTGCCATCTATAGTACATGTTACTGTAGCTTGTGTAATGGTCAGGCCAGTAGTTGCTACACCATTAACTACAATAGTAGGAGCTGTTGCATAACCAAAACCAGCATCTGCAATTTCAACTGCAGTAACAGTTCCAGCTGTACCACCAGTTTGTGGTACAGTTAATGATAATCTACCAGACCTATGAACATTAATAAATGTGAATGGTAGAAATTGAGACGCAAATAATTCTACAAGTAATGGTATGTCTTCGATTCCAATAACGCCAGGTTGTAATTCAGGCATAGATGATTTAGTTAATCTATTTTGTCTATCATAACCATAAAAGCTTTCACCAGTAAGTTGATTGTGTTTAGGTCCACCTATGTATCTTACTTGAGTTTCTGATTTTTGATCATCACCTAACTCGTCTCTTGTCGCGAAAAGTTGAATAAGAATTTCAGCAAAATATTTAAATCCAGCTGGATGGACTAATCTATTATAGAAATAATCCCATGAAGATATATTCTGACCAGTTCTAATAAGATACGAAAACTTTTGATATCTTAAACTATCTTGAATTTTTATTGTATCTGATAAGAAGCCTTTTTTATCTAGATAGCTACCACCTTTTGGTAATGCAGCATTAGGATCCCAATTACCAGATGAAGGAATCAAAGTACTATCCCACGGGTATTCTACTTCCACTTCATCATCAAATAGAAGTCTAAAAAATACTTCTATAGAATCAGATGATCCACGTATTCTATAATAATTAATAATATTTTTATAAAGATTCTTTTTATTAACTTTTATTGATCGAGGAATAACTGCTGCTATTTCTTTTTGTATTAACTCTAGATATGCAGCAGCAGTTTTATCAATATCCATTGCATCTTCAATTGTATTCAGAACATAAGACGCACCAGGCCCAGCCCAATACTTTACAATTGTTGTGAGAGTAGCTTTCTTAGTATTATGACTAAATTTTAAAGATGTACCATCTGCAATAGTTGATGCTACTGATAGTGTTAATGATGTCCCATTAATAGCTTCTACAGAACAATTAAGTCCTACACCAGTACCAGTAATTAACTGACCTTTAGTAATGTTTATATCTGATGAGGATAATGTTACTGCAGTAGAGTTATTAATAGCACCACTAATTATTTTAGTAGTATATAATTGACTTACAGTAAGAGTCTTACCTATGTCAGAAGTAGAAAAAGCTAAAGATCCTGGTAAGTTATTTCCATTACTAATATTAACATTAGAACCAGTTAACGGATATGCCGCTATTATATTATCACTATCAGTTAAAGTTAATGTAGAATTAGCGCCATCATCATCTGTAAAGAAGTGATCATTTTCATTTCTAGGATCACTGACTCTAAACACCGCTTTATCATTTAAAATTATATCTTCATAAGTTTCTGTCTGTTGATATATAAACTCTTCTAAGTTCATAAACTTATAATAAGCTTCTAATAATAATTGTAGTCCACCAGAGTTTTCTAATATTTCAGCTGGTATTAACTCTTCAGTTCTAAGATTCTCTTTAGTCTTTGATTTTGATGAAGCAACAGCTTCAATGTATCCTGGAGAAGATTCACTAGAACTAAAAAGAGGATTATTAGAAATATTAATTCCAGACATTTTATCTTAGCCTTGTGGTTGTTGTATAGTTTATTGTTCCTGAAGAACCAGATACAGAAATTGTATCTATGCTTGGAGTTATTTGAACTCTTAAAGGATCAATAGATATAAGCTGATCTCTCTTAGGAGCAAGGTCTAAAGAATTTGGCGTAACTGTAATTCGAATATTTGTTCCTGCCCATGCAGCATCGGTTGTAAACCCATTTAATGCAATTGTCCCAGCAGTAGTATCAATTAATCCAGCATCAGCAATTACTGTGATATTAACAGAATTTACAATTTTATAAACAATCACTTGTCTGTTTGTACTACCAACTATTGGAATATCACCAAAGTATACGTCACTACCATCTAATTCCCAAGAACTTGAAGCGATGATAAAATTAGTAGAAGAACCTGAATTAAAGAATGGCGCAGTAAACTTTAATGTAAAGTTGTTAGAAGCAGCAACGCCTTTAGTTGGAGTAATGTTCATAAACATATATGGTCTTACACTACTATTCTGTATAGAAGGATCTGAGTTATCAATTGCTTTAAGAAGTTGAGAATGTCTAAATACGCCATCAAACTTATTTAACTCATTAAAGTTATAATCCGAAATTGTATCTCTTACAACTGAAGTTAATTCAACAGAAGATCGATCTGTTAAGTTAGGGTTATATTTAAATCCTACATCTAAATCTAAATATGTAAAGTTAGGATCTACTATGTATGGCGTTATAGATACAACACTCTTTCCTTTTAGAATTGTATTAATAATTTCTAGTTTTTCATTAGCTGAAAGAGTCTCATTTACAAGAGGCTTAATCGAAATATACACAGAACCATAATCTGGTGGATCATTATCTTCGCCACCCCATGTAGAGATAGAATTAATGTTTGTAAATTCTTTCTTAATGATTGCTCTATAATCGTCTGAAGTTACAGCTCTATTCTGAGATGTAAAGGTAAGTGGAGCATTGAATCTTATAGATTCATTACTTTCTTTTTCACCACCGCCTGCGGCTTTTAACAAAGTTGTAATATTATATGTAGCATCTGTAAGTCCACCAATATTATCTAATTTAACAAATGAATTTGCTCCATTAGATTCGCTTCCATTTGTAAATACATAATCAAGTGTTACAATATTATTATTAAGTGGCTTCTTACCAGTAACTCCATCACCAAAGTATACTTCAAAATATTCATTTGAATTCTCTTGGAGATAAAATACTCGACTTGAAGAATTAACATTGATAAGAGATTCAAACTGTGTGTAGTTATCAAAAGCAGTTGATTGCTCATTTGCTTGAATCAATACTCTAAGAGTAGATGTATCAGCATCGCTGTCTGATATCTGATATTTTTGATTTTCAATATCGTTATCTACACGATATAAAATTTTCTTACGAGTACCTTCAGCAATAACTACGTTAGAGAAAGTATAAGTTGAACCAGTAAGAAGCGCTGTTTGTTCATTAAGTACTACATATCTAAATGATTTTCCACCAACATCTGTTTGAAGTTTAGTTCCTCGATTTAATGTAAGTGTAGCATCTCTATTGTCAACATCAGTTGAAGAAACATCTACTACAATATTAACAGTAGCTCTTGGAGCTAAAATTGATCTTGGTATATAACCTAATAGCTTAGCACGAGTTACAATGTTACCACGTATCTGAGCCGAATCTAAGAATGCTTCGTTTAAAGCAAAGTGCGCAGTCATAGCATTATAATGCGTATTATATGCTAATACATCTAAGAGAGAAGATAAGCCAGATCCTTCAAAATCGTGAGAATTAAATTCTGTCTGAGTCTTTAGATAATTCTTAAGATTCTTTTTGATTTGATCGAAATCAAGTTCTGTTACATTTAAATTAGTTGCCATAGTTTATTACCTTAAACGTCGTAGTACGATTTCCACTTCTTTTTCAGCGTCATACTCTTTTATTCTAAATTTTACAAGAATTCTATATGAATTCGTATCGGCTTCATCTACAATATTAATGAAGATTAATTCAACTCTTCTTTCGTGTTCTGTTAAACATCGTTGTATATTTTCTTTAATAGCAGACTTTGTAATTCCATCTGCAGGTTCAAACAATAGCGCTCGCAGATTAGCTCCCACTCCAAGATTAAATGGCCGTTCATAAAAATTAGTCAAAAGCAAATTACGTACAGCATACCTTATTGCATTGTCATCTTTTAATGGAACTATATCTTGCCGTATTGGATGAAGAATTAAACTTAAATCTATATCAGTCCATGCTCTTGATTTTGCCGAAGTTGAAGCTCTTCTAGTATCACCAACTATATTACTGGATGGAAAGACAGGCCCGCGACCATTAGCATCTTCTACAGGTATGTTTGGTTGTGAACTACGATCTGATAAGTATATAGACATACTATTATTTATACCTCTTTAATTGAAGTTTGCTATCCAGAAAAAACATTACTTGAACCATCTGCCACTGACGTACAACTAGAAACAGCATCGTCCTTTCTTCCTATACCCTTACCATTAACAAACACTTTAGTAGAACCAGTCGTAATAGCTGCAGTGTGTGGTGTGCTAGGTGTTTTTAAATGAATACTATTTTTATCGCCTTGCCTAGATGCTGGTATACCGTTTACAAAAACATTAGAACTTCCCATAGCTCTGACCGGTCCACTTATATGTGTTTGATCTGGATCTCCAACTCTCGTTACTTTATTACCCATTGTAATCTCCTATATGCTTCCTAGCTTAGTATTGATTTCGCCAACAGTAAAATTAATCCTATTACTTGAGCCAACAGTCTCAGTTGAAGTTATTGTAGTATTTGATATTGTGCTAGGATCAAAAGAAAGACTAGGATCTAAGTAAGCAATATTACCAGAATAACCTTTTAAACAAAGTGAATCTTCAAAGTATACTGAATCTCCAATATTAGAAGATGGAGCTGGTGTAGTAGAACTACTGTATAAAGTATCTGTACCAATTGCTGTATCTCTAAAATATTTTCTTAGTTGTGCTGGAGTTGTAGTTGGATATTTTCCTAATACGCAAGCAGCCATTCCACCAATGTTAGGAGAAGCGAATGATGTTCCAGTTGCTTCGTATTCTCCATTAACAAAGAGCTCTATATACATGTTGTCGCCTGCGGCACAGGCATCTACACGATCTCCGCTGCTACTAAAGTTTGTAAGTGTTTCTCTATTATTTAAATTACTATCTACGCTAAATTGAGATGCTAATGCCGCGGCAATAATTGTATCTCCACCATGATGAAGATCTTCTCTACACAAAGGATAATATTCATTCGCTCTAAAATTATTTTCTATTGGACTATTGCCAGATATATTAGAAGGCATTGTTGTTACTATACCATTGTTATAATCTATATTGTCGGGTAAAGCAATCTTATTAGCAAAATTACCAGCAGCACTTACATGGTGAACACCAGCAGCTATCATCTCTTCTACAGGTTGATGAAACAACGCATAGTATGGATTGAACGCGTCAGTGTTTATTCTTGTAATAATATCAGCTTTATTTTGTGCAGTTAAATTTCGTATGTCTAAACCACTACCTAAACTACTATAAATGTCATATTCTCCATGCCATCTAATAACACCAGAATTACCATAAGCATTAGTGCCATTCCAATTAAGAATACGAAATCTATCTCCAGGAGCGGGAGGACATCCATTTGGAGCTATTTCATAATATATATCATTTCGAAATGATACAGCACCAGTGCCAGGATAGAATGGATAATTATATTGTATAGCATCTACTACTATAGTAGGTCTACTATTGCCTTTATTTTGATGAAAAAGTTTAAAAGAATCCCAACCATGAGTCGATAAATATTTCTGAGCTGCATCCGTTTGATCTCTCGGCCAGATATATATTTTAGAACCTGATGCCCAACCATAAGTATTACCTGCTGTAATATATGAAACCGATTCTGCGTGAGAGTTGATACCATAAAGAGCAGTGCTACTATTTTGTGTAATACTATAGTCAATGGTTGGTATATCGCTCATCCCTGGTAGTGTATTCCATTGTAGCTCTTGTAAACGAGTAACTCCATCGGTTTTAAATTCAGGATCATTTCTATTTAATACACTTGCCACTTGCATTATAATATCAACACCATTTCCATTATAGCTATTAGTATAATTTCCAGAAGTGTCTGTAGAAAATGTTGTATTATTTGTTTGGCTTTGATGTCTTATTAATCCCCAATTACCTTTAGGGTGAGGATTTCCTGGCTGGCCATCTAGCCTCATTTGGATATGACTATACTCACGATTATAGTTTACAACACCTGCATCTATTGGTGTTGGAAGAGATTCCATTGATATACACCATTTCACAGCTTCGTGTTCTTTAAGTACTGCAATTTGTTCTTTTGAACATTGAGCTATAAAATAAGTAGATCTATTTACAAGCGCATCTTCTACAGTAGTAACTAATGAATATAAATCAGCTTGATCGTATCCATCGTTTAAAATAATATTATATGATTGAGTCATAATTATATACTCCCTAATAGAGTGTTAATTTGGCTAGGTGTAAAGTTAATATTAGTAGTGGTCAATACAATACCAGCTGAATCAACTAAAGGTTTTCCTGTATTATCTAATAAGACAATACCAGATACTGGATTATCTCCTATGTTAACAACAACAATTGAACTTTGCGAAGTATCTTTTATCACAACTGAAACAGATAGATTCGAATCGTTTAAACTAAATATCAATGTTTCAGGACCTTCAGTTAAAAGATCAGTTACAATAGGAATCGTAATCACTGAGGTAGTTATACTTGAATCAAAAGTAAAGTTTCCTGTCAGAGGAATTGTTATATCTGAACTGGAAATACCAGTAATTGTATAACCAATTAAAGTAGGTACATTATATGCTATACTTGTATTTAGTGTTATAGTAATTGATTCACCTTCATTAATACTTATATGAGAAGATTTTAATTCAAGTACTCGAGTTACTTCTACATTATCTTCTGTTACTACTACTGGAGTCGAATTAGAATATGCTACAGTTGAATCAGCAGTTCCATAATAGTTTTGAAGTACTTGCTGTAAATGCTGAGTACTTGTTGATACTGTATGTGTTATTATATCTGTATAAACGTTACTGCTTATAATTGTATTATCAGAGATATTAATTTCGTTATATTTAATTTCCATATCGTATTGTCTTGACAAAGCAACTCTTTCATCAGCCATTGCGAAAATTAAATCCTGGCCATCAGGTAAATTATCAATAGATGTTATAATCGTAGGTTGTACAAGAGTAGGAAACTTAAGCTTCTGTTCTGCAAACAATTCATCTGATAATCTTGTTGGCTTTACAT